AGAGAGTGACACACCCGTGAACCCACTCAAAACTGACAAAAAGACCTTCAAAAACTCACACAGAACCACAAAATCGTTTGAAGATTATTTTGACTACCCGGGGGAGGGGGTCGACAATTTGTCGTTCGCTTTATTTCGGCGGCCTCTTGAAAAATTCTCCGGTGGATATTTTTGGGGCTCAATTTGACCAAAAATTGCCCTTTTATATTTTTGTATGTGTAAAAAAGTCAATTTTTATGTCCTAGAATGGGTTGAAAGGGGGTGACTAGCCTCTCAAAGGGTTTTTCCGGTTGCTCAGACCATACTCCTTTCTACCTTTGGGCGGTTTTATGCCTCTGAAACTGTATAAAAAGTCTAGTCATTCCCTTTCAATTCATTCCGAAACTACTACAAAAGCCCTAGAAAGTGCTAACGAAGGCATTGGAACCACCATAGAAGTGACTCTAGAAACGGAGGTGGGGTATGAATGCCAGACCATTACCAGCAGATTCTCCAGAGGCAAGAGAGAATCAGCTAATTTCAGCAGCAGTTAACCTTGCTGAACGCCAATTATTAGAAGGTACAGCCTCTCCTTCGGTCATAACTCATTATTTAAGACTCGCATCTGGTCGCGAACGACTAGAACGAGAAAAGCTAGAGCGAGAAAATGAAGTGTTGCGTGCAAAGGCCGAAGCGTACGAGTCTAATAAGAAATTGGAAGACCTTTATGCGCAAGCCATCGAGGCTATGCGTAGCTATAGTGGATATGATTCAACAGATGACGATGGTGAAGAGTTCCAATTTCTATAGTTTCTTGAGATGGTGGATTATGGACGGAAAATGTTATTCTGAATTAATAACGTTTGATACCATCGAGGATCGATACAACTATTTGAAACTATCTAGTGAAGTGGCTGCTCCAACCTTTGGGTCTCATCGATATTTGAATCAGGATTTCTATAGATCTAAAGAATGGAAAGACGTTAGACGAGAAGCGATACTTCGAGATCTATCTTGCGACTTAGCTATCCCAGAATACGAGATATTTCGAAAGCCAATAGTTCATCACATAAACCCTATAACAATAGAAGATGTTATAGATGGACGCTGGGATAAATTGTTTGATTTAGAGAACCTTATAACAGTTTCATACGACACCCATCAAGCTATCCATTACGGTAGCGATAGAATGCTGCCAAAGATGCCTATAGAACGAAGGCCTGGAGACACTTGTTTGTGGAAGGAGATGAGTTCTACAACCAACAGTTAGGAGTGGTCATGATCGATAGTATTTTACAATCTATAAAGGATGCCGCTGGTGTGAGTGTTGACAGTATCGATGGTACTGTAGTTACATTCGACAACACGGCATTTGATCAAGAAATTTTAATGCATGTAAATGCAGTGTTCATGTCACTAAGACAAATGGGAGTGGGACCATCCGAGGCATTTGTTGTAGAGGATAATTCTGCCACATGGTCAGATTTTACAGACGACATGTCCATACAGCCTATGATAAGGTCTTATGTAACATTAAAAGTTAGGTCATTATTCGATCCTCCTACTTCTTCATCCTTAGCTGAGGCGATAAAAAATACACTCGCAGAGTATGAATGGCGTTTGGGGATAGAATGTGATAAATACAAAGTGGAGGAGGATCCGAACTATGCTAATTGAGGCAGATTTAGATACCTCCATTAAAACGGAGGAAGCTTTAAATGATTTAAGCAGTGATATGCGAAATGAAACTTCAGAGTTCATAGCACATCATGGTATCAAAGGTCAGAAATGGGGAGTTCGAAGGTATCAAAATCCTGATGGTAGTTTAACTGAAGCTGGAAAGCGACATTATTCTAGGGGGATTGCTGGAGCAATAAAGCGAAAGAAAGAAAATGAACTACTTCGGTCCTCTATGGATAAAATGAATAATGAAAAAAAGCAATCGAAAATAAAAGATGGCTTGTCGAAGCAGCTTGATAAAATAGATGAATTAGAAACTATGGCGGCCAAAGCTGGTGAAGCAGAAGAACAAGCACTGGCAAAAGCCTCTGAATACAGCGGGAACAAAAATAAAGATAAAAAAATAGAAGAACAGTTGTGGGGTGAAGCTGGCGAAAAGGGCGCCGAATCCGAAAAAGCAGATAATAAAGTCAGCAGAGCCTGGGCTGAATGGGATAGGTCTTTCGATAAATTAGATGAGTTGGAAAAACAGGCTAAAGAGTTAGACAGTCAATATAAGGCGAAAGCAGATGACTATATTGCTAGGTATGGCAAGCAAGAATATGACGATCTTCTTCGAACTAAAAAGGACGTTACAGAACGAGCAGTAGATGACTACGTCGCTGTTTTATCCGGCAAAATGCCAAAAGATAAATTTAATAAAAAGTATAAAGATGCTGGGCTTGTCATGCATTCGTCGGAATCGTCGGATTTTATTGCTCATCATGGTATCAAAGGTCAGAAATGGGGAGTTCGAAGGTATCAGAATCCCGATGGAAGTTTGACAGAAGAAGGAAAAGTTCGATACGGTGACACCAGACAGTCTCGTACAAGACGGCATTTGACTAAAGGCCAAATTAGATTTGCTAAAGATGCAATAATAAGCTTGGATCAAACGCCACGTTCTAAAGATCCCAACGAGTTTAAGAAAACACTCAAAGAACTAGGCAAAGCTGCCGAAGAATCTGGTGCGATGGATCCTAATGATTGGCTTAGTCCATATGATTTGTCTCGTTCTCCGGATCAAACAGAAATATTTGATCTGATTTATAATAACATGCCAACAGTAGTTAAAAACAAATCTAAAACCAAAGCGAGCAATAAAGAAACGCATCATTCGGACGACACTTCCGATTTTCTAGCACATCACGGTATCAAAGGTCAGAAATGGGGTAATCGACGTTACCAAAACCACGATGGCTCATTAACTCCAGAGGGTAGAAAACGTTATGGTGTTGGTCCGGCTTTAACCAGTCTTGGTAAGAAAGCTGCTGGAGCTGCTGGAAAAGCCATTCGCAAGGCTACCGGTAGGCAAACAGATGCCGAGCTAGGCGAGGAACTGGCCAAAGCACAACATAAATACGATCGCCAAAGAGCGAAGAACGAGATTAATAGACTTAACGGAAAACGCAAAAAGATTTCAAAAATGACGGATGAAGAAGTTGATCAATACATAAATCGGTTACAAAAAGAAAAACAAATACGAGAGCTGGAACGAGAAAAAAAGAACGACGGTAGAAACTTTATATCTAGGTTCGCTCGCGATGTTGCTAAGAATGCCGCTGAGAATACTGCTAGGGGAATTGGCGAAGGTATCAAACGCGGTATTAGTGATAAACTCGCTAATAGTATAAACAAGAAGGATGAAGATGCGTTAAAGAAGGCTGCAGATGAATCCCGTAATAAATTGAACGCATATAAGGATAATTTAGAGCTTAAGGCTCTTAAAGGCGACAAAGAAGCTAGAAAGACCCTGTCTCAGGTGGCCGAAGCCAAAAAGGGTAAGAAGAAACAGGGTAATAATAACAATAATAACAACAATAACAACAATAACAACAATAACAACAATAATAGCAACAACGATCCTAAAAAAGATAACAAATCTAATAAAACAGCTAAGAAACGAGCGAAAGACAACATAAAGTCTCAGGCGTCCAAACCGGCGTCTGATGCTAGAGCATATTCAGTCAGCAATGATACAATTGACTGGATGGCGGAACTTTCGTCTAGAAAGGCGTTACCGCCAGCAAGAAATTAAATTGGAGTATTAATGTTTTCTAACACAGCAACACCAAAGTATTATGGTAAGTTTCGGGAAGCTGTTCTTCGTGGCGACATTCCAGTAAATGAAGAAATTTCTATGGAAATGAATCGAATAGACAGCCTTATTGAAAATCCTGGAATTTACTATAATTCTCTTGCTGTCGAAGGATTCATTAAGTACTGTGAATCAGAAATGACTCTTACCGACGGATCCGATTTAAATCTTCTTGACACCTTTAAGTTATGGGCTGAGCAAGTATTCGGTTGGTGGTATTTCGTAGAACGTAGTGTCTATCAGCCAAATCCGGATGGACATGGTGGTAAGTATGTTAGAAAGATTATACGAAAAAGGCTCGTTAACAAACAGTATCTCATAATTTCGCGAGGTGCTGCCAAATCTATGTACGATGCCTGCATGCAAAGTTTCTTTCTAAATGTAGATACCGACACCACCCATCAGATTACGACTGCGCCAACAATGAAACAAGCAGATGAGGTTTTGTCGCCAATAAGAACTGCCATTACGAGAGCTCGAGGTCCGCTATTTAAGTTTCTTACTGATGGATCTCTTCAAAACACCACTGGTAACAGAGCTCTTCGACAAAAACTATGCTCAACCAAAAAGGGTATCGAAAACTTCTTGACTGGTTCTTTGCTAGAAGTTCGACCGATGAGCATCAATAAGCTACAGGGACTGCGAACCAAAGTAGCTACTGTAGATGAGTGGCTTTCCGGTGATATTCGAGAAGATCCTATTGCTGCTATTGAGCAGGGAGCGTCTAAGTTAGACGATTATTTGATTATAGCCAGTAGCTCAGAAGGAACCGTTAGAAATGGCGCTGGCGATACGATCAAAATGGAATTAATGAAAATCCTCAAGGGTGAGTACATTAATCCGCACATTTCCATATGGTATTATCGTTTGGATGATATTTCAGAGGTTTCCGACCCATCTATGTGGGTGAAGGCGCAACCAAACATAGGATTGACAGTAACTTACGAAACTTATCAGCTAGATGTCGAAAGAGCTGAAAAGTCGCCAGCTACTCGTAATGATATTTTGGCTAAGCGTTTCGGAATACCTATGGAAGGTTACACTTATTTCTTTAGGTATGAAGAAACCAAACCACATCCAAAACGAGACTATTGGGGACTCCCTTGCAGTATGGGCGGCGATCTTTCTCAAGGCGATGACTTCTGTGCATTTACTTTCTTTTTCCCTCTTGGTGATGGTACATTTGGCGTTAAGACAAGATGCTACATAACTTCTCGAACTCACGACATGCTCCCCAATGCTATGCGAATAAAATATGACGAATTCATAGCAGAAGGATCGCTTATAGTTCAAGACGGAACGATTCTTGATATGATGGCAGTCTATGACGATCTTGACGAGTATATTGTGGCGGCCAACTATGATGTTCGAGCCTTTGGGTATGACCCGTATAACGCAAGAGATTTCGTTGATCGCTGGGAGCGAGAAAACGGTCCATACGGAATTGAAAAAGTAATCCAGGGAGCCAAAACAGAATCTGTCCCTCTTGGCGAATTAAAGAAATTGGCTGAGGATAGAGTTTTGTTGTTTGATGAAGCTATGATGACGTTTACTATGGGGAATTCCATAGTAATACAAGATACTAACGGCAATAGGAAGCTGCTAAAGACTCGATATGAACAGAAGATCGATTCTGTAGCAGCATTGATGGATGCCTATATAGCATATAAACTTAATAGAGATATGTTTGATTAGTTTTGGAGGTATAAAATGAGAGAAAGAGGCGGTTCTGGTAGCTCCCGTGGTGGAGCTCATTATAAACGCAATATGGGTCAGATTAGAGAGCCCAACTGGACTGTTGGTCAGCGAATAGATCGTGCCGGTAAGCGAGCTGAAGCTGCTGCTCGAAAGGTCGGTATTGGTGGCTCGACACCATCTAGCCGTCCAGACGAGACCGGTCGCGAGTGGGCAAATCACAAATACATAGATAAGCGTAAAACTAAGAGTGGCAAGACTCGCTACATTTATGACAACATAGAAGCCGGAGGTCAGAAACGCCGCGATGCCAACGACGTTCATGCTGAAAATGCAGAGCGTAGACGTAAGCATGCTGCAAAAACGCTAAAGGCCACTTTTGAGAGTCAGCGTAATCGAGATCGTCAGACTACGTTTGGTAATAGCAAGTTGGGTCATCTTAAGGGTCGAGCTACTCAGGCGTATAAGAATGCTAGTAGTAAAGTACGCAAGAGCTATGATCAAGCTGTTAGTGATGGTCGTAAGTGGATTCGAGACACCTTTGGTTTCTAATACACTTTGATTTGTCAAAATGGAAAGCCTAGAGGAGGTGAAACGTGAAATTTTCTGATAGACTTTCCCATGCGTGGAATGCTTTTATAGCTAACGATAAGAAACCCGCAACTACTTATATTCCTTCTGTTACGGGTTCTATGACATCCAGCTACAGAATGGATCGGACACCTCTTCGTGTTGGTACTGAGCGATCTATTTTAGCGTCTATTTATACAAGAATCGCAATAGATGTTGCAGCTATTGAGATTCGACATGCTAAGGTTAATGAGGACAACAGCTTTCAGTATGTTATTAAGTCTGGGCTAAATGAATGTCTTGCTGTTTCAGCAAATAAGGACCAGACTGCTCGAGCATTTCTTATGGATGCTGTGATGTCTATGTTTGACGAGGGCACTATCGCAATCGTGCCTATTGATACCACCATAGACATTACTAAAAGCAATTCCTATGACATTCAATCTATGCGAGTTGGTAAAATAACGCAGTGGATGCCAGATCATGTACGAATTGAAGTGTATAACGATAGAACTGGAATTCGAAGTGAACTTACCCTACCAAAAGATAAAGTCGCAATTATTGAGAATCCGCTATATCAGGTTATGAATCAACCAAACTCTACACTTCAACGTTTGAAGCATAAATTGGCATTGCTTGATGCTACAGATGACAAACAGAATTCTGATAAGTTGAACATGATTATACAGTTACCTTATCAGATTAAGTCTCAGACACGTATGGATCAGGCAGAAGAGCGACGTAAGCAAGTGGAGATGCAATTAACAGACTCTAAGTATGGAATAGCTTACATCGATGGCACCGAAAAGATAGTTCAGCTTGGTCGTCCTTTAGAAAACCGTCTCATTGAGCAGATCACTTATTTTACTGATCAGTTGTATGCTCAGCTGGGCTTAACTCCGGAGGTGTTCAACGGAACGGCTAACGAGCAGATCATGCTAAACTACAACAGCAGAACTATAGAGCCAATTGTGTCTGCAATAGTCGATGAAATGAATCGAAAGTTTTTGACCAAGACAGCCAGAACTCAAGGTCAAGCAATTTTGTTCTTTAGGAATCCGTTTGCATTGACTACAATTGACAACTTGGCGTCGGTGGCAGATGTGTTTACTCGTAATGAGGTTCTCAGTAGTGATGAGATTCGTGCACTGCTTGGATATAAGCCAGTTAATACCAATCGATCTCAGGAGCTGTCTAATAAGAATATTAATCCGATTGCTAATGATCCAGATGCCATGGAACCAATCGATGGCGGAATGGCTGATCCGTCACTTGGTCAAAATGGGAATATGGATGGCTCAGTAGAACCTCAAGAAGATACTCAAGGTGAAGTTCCGAGTCCCGAAGAACTTGATCTCGATAGTATGAGCAAAGAAGAGATTCAAGTATATATAGAACAACTCACTGCATTCGAGGATGAGTTGGATGAATTGGACAAGCAGAGTAGGGGGTAGTGATGCATAACAGATATATCGTACGCATCAATGGCTCTGAAATGACTGACAACGACTCCATTTCTCATGCACAAGATGCATATACTCGACGTTTGAAATACGATAGAGAAAAGCGTCATGAAAAATACCTGAGGGATCGAGACGCTGGAAAGACTGGATACAAAGGTATACAAGCCAGAACGTCCAATCCGTATGGAAATTATGCTAGTTTATATTACAATCCTGAAAAAGCTGCAGAGTATTATCGAAATCACATCAAAGCAAAAACAGCTGGTAGTGCGACTCAAACAAAGCAAAAGTCCTATGGATCTGTCGCTCCGGTTGCACAACAAACTTCTGGTGGATCAGGAGGATCTGGCGGAGGCGGTGGATCTGGTGGTTCCGGAGGTTCCGGTGGATCAGGAGGCGGCGGAGGTGGAAACGCTGCTGATCTCCAAAAGAAGCTTCAAAAGTTGCGAGAAGATAGCCAGTTTGAGACTGCGGCTCAGCGCAAAGCTACAAAAATGAAGATTGAGCAACTTAGAGATGCTTTAAAGAAGGCTCTTGAGGATAAGACAAAAGAGCGTGAAGAAGCTGTAACAAAGGGTAAGAAAGAACGCGAGGAACTTTCCGAAAAAGCTAAGGCTGATATAGAAAAAGAACGAAAGAAAAAGCAAGCTGGAATTGTCGCTGATTTCGATCGGCTGAGGGAAGAAAAAGAGAATACTGTTGAGCCTTTTAGAACAGAGAATGCTAAGTTACGGGGACAATTAGAGTCTATGTCTAAAACGGCTAACCCGCAGCTTAGGGCTCGACTACAAAAGCAATTAGCTAGAAATAATGAAAAAATTAATAATGCTAATGCTAAGTATACTGATTCTCTCAGTGCATCCAAGACAAAACATTCCATCGATATGCGTAACAATATTACTGATATTAGAAACGATTTAAAAAATGCAAGAACGGCTAGTTCTAATACGCAAAAAGAAGCTCTGAATAAAATTCGTAACGATATTAAAAAGCTACGTGAAGATAATAAAGCAGAGGTTAAGGCAGCCAGAGATGCTCTAAATAAATGGGTATCTGAAGAGAA